TATCAGCCGCCTGCGAAACTTTCTGCGAAACGATGTGGTTGAACTGCTCATGCGGAATCAGAATATGATTCGGTATGGCGCTCAAATCATACTGTGCAGCGGACCAAACGGCTGTAATGGCGTCATTTACATCTTTGAGAATTTCATCAGCCGTTTTGTTCGTCCATGCGCGGGAAGTACCACCGGCATTTTGTGCAACTTGCGAAGCAGTGACATTGCTGTTATTAACAAGACCCTGTGTCCCATACTGAGTCAAACCGACATAGCAGTTTGCATCCATGTGTTTGTCATAGGCAAGACGGACACCATCAGTCAAGAGAGCATCAAGGCTCTTGCCAGTGACCTGCATGCGTTGCATGTCAACAAAGGGAACACGAAGGATTGTGGAGAATACATGCGCGCCGAATGTATCTTTATCGAGATTCATCTGGACAACAGGCGAGCCATTAGCACCGGGAGCGGAAACAGGGCCATTCTGCGAACCACCGGTCAAACCGAAGTCGATGTTCATAGCCGAAACATATTCAACCCAACCACCGCCAACTTTCAGAGGAACGTCACGGGAATAAGTAACGCTCGTAAGGGGCTCGCGGATTTTAGGATCGCGCTTTTCAAGTTCGGAAACCAGGAAAGCATTACCGCTTGCAATCGCGCTGTCGTTGAAATGACGAACCGTGCGGCCATCATTGAAGCGTGCAACGCCGCTGATACCACCGCCATTGACAACGCCTGCGTCAAATCTACCGAAATCTTTCATATCTTTATCTCCTTATATTTGTATTAAGCGTTGTCAGCTTTGAGGATAACGAGTTCAACGATATTGTTGGCATCTTTTGTACCGCCCCATTTGCAGTTAGGAAGCAGGATGGTGTCAGTGTTAAGAGTGCCAACCGTTGCGGTGAAATCGCCAATAACGTTGCTGTTTGCCGTGCTAATTGCAATGTACACAGGGCCGTTCAAAGCGGGCGTGCCAACCTTGCATTCAACATTGATGCGTCCACGTTGGAAGCATGAAACAGGATCGTTTGGTTTGTATTCACCTGCACCGTTCTGTGCGTTGTAAACGATCTGCGTCTGGACTTGGCGAGAAGCAACGCCTGCAAAGTCAGCGGCTGTAATAGAAGCTGTGGGGAGCTTTACACCACCGGAGGCAGCCATAAGGGCATGACCAAACGGTATATTCGCGCTTGCTTCTACGTTTGCGTGGGTATTGATAATCATGTCGGGCTGTCTGGCATACGAACCGGCAAACCCATTGTTCATCTCAAGACCGATAGTTTTTCCACTCATTCTACACCTCCTATATATTATTTGCCCTTGTGAGGATTGAGTTTGTCATAGATAGCTTGGAGCTTTTCAACGTCGTAAACCTTGTTGATTGACGAGTCTTTCTTTGTTTTCTGATTCTTGCGAACCATATTCATAAGCCCTGACATCTGCGATTTGCCATTAGAGGTCATCTTAATAATGGCGTCCTGCATACGTTTTCTGTCAGCCGGGTTCTTAATGCTCAATGCTGCTTTGCTAAGATCTTTAATAGCAGCATCTTTTGCACTGAGTTTCGCTTCGACTTCATCGGTGGGGATTACATCGACATCATCATCTTCGTCTTCATCTTCGTCAATGTCGATATCGAGATCTTCATCCTCATCTTCGTCCGAAATCACTTCGGCTTCTTCTTTAAGTTCATCTTCGTCGGCAAGCGGTGCATCCTCGGGTGCTTCATCCTCTTTGGGATCTTCATCATGGAAACGTGCTTCGATGGCATCCAGTCTTGCACTAATTTCATCGATAGCTTTCCACAAATCCATATCTTTCGGATCTTCGTCTTTGCAGGCGTCCTTCATTTCCTCTTTTTCCTCAATGACATCCTCATCCTCTTTGGCGAGCTCTTCATTGAGTACTTCAGCGGCGTCTTTAAGACGTTCTTCAAGTTGATCCGGCTCTGCGTCTCGCAGATAACGAGCAACCAAGTTTGCTACTTTGCGTTTTCTATCCATTTTCATACTTAAACCTCCAAGATTGTTAATGGATTGAGAATTAATATCTTTTGCAGTATCACGAATGCACACCGAACGACCGGCTCTTCCTTCGTCTACTACTGCGACATGATTTCCACGAATCTTAGTCTGGCATATCCTGCCAGTACTATCCTCTTTGTCTTCGGCGTAATACCCGGCGGAAACTTCACGTTTTCCGTTCTGTATTTCGTCGATTAAGTCTTTGTCGGTAATATACAAATCAGCTAATATCTTGTCGGCATCATCGCCTTTTCCAATGCGTACATGCTGAACATGTCCCTTCGAATATACTTTGTAATTGTCAGGGGTAACGTCTACACAAGGGTGCCCGTTACAAACGGGTTTACCCTCGAATGATGCAAGTGTCGCAGGAGAAAACACTTCATCGGGTGAACGATATACATTCACTCGTTCGGTTGGATCTCCATCTTCGACTAATTCAGATTCTAAATATGTTTGGTACCCGGTACGTGCAATGGGCACATTTTTGCAAATCAAAAAGCCTTCGGGCGTCTTTGCGATATTAGTTGAGATTTTATCGCCATAATAGCAAATCACACTCATGTTTAGGCCTCGCCTGTCTTTTAGGGGTATATACAGGCGATTGTAAATAGATGTGTATTAATGTCAAGACTTTTTGTTCACTTTTTGCTTATTTTCTCTATATCTTTTGAGCAATTCGTTATACCAGTTATCCTTCATGATAAAATGCTTATGGAATTTCACCCATGAGCTGATTTCATTTGCAGGAATATATTGAATCAATTCCCTGTATTTGCGGACGCTTGCGGCTTCTAATCCCATAACCCTTTCACGCTCTTTGTATTGTTCGATTTGTTTCTCGGTACGTGGATCTTCGTCAAACGGATTTGTCGCAGGATTTGATTTTCGCCTCATTGCCTCTATTTCAATCGGTGTATGGGCTCGTTCAACCCATTTGGCTAGTGTATGGCGGCAATTGGGATGTAATGACAAATAGGTACTTTCTAATCCGCCCGGCTTTGATGGATCTATTTGTTTGAATGCATCCGAAAGCGGTGGATAGTTTGGATTGCTTCCTGAACGCGAATATACGCGGCCTTCATATCGTGAACAAATCGGACAATTGGAATGCCGGTTTACAATGATATATAAATCATGCTCCGGATCGTCGAACAGCTCGCCAACATTCTGCGACTGTCTCGATGTTGTACGAACGGCCATATTACAATAAACGCCCAATTGCCATTTACGACCGCTTCTATCCACAAACGCGGTGATCCCATCTTTCAGCATTGAGGCAATTAAATCACGTTCGGCATTGACCATTGATTGACCGGTTGCCGTTTTCATCGCAACGGCTGCCAGTGTCTTTTGACGAACCAAATCAGCTTCACGCCGTCCGATGACATATTGTTCCTGCATGAATTTGATTTGTTTTGCGGCATCCATCGCAATCTTTTTTGCGGCCTTGAGCGGATCTTTGTCCAGTTCCTTTTGTTCTTCTTTTGTGAGTTTCGGCACGGCTTCCAATGGCTCTTTGATTGCACCAAAGTACATTTGGTTATCTATCGACGGGAAAGATACAGCTAATTCAATATCCTGTGAGTATTCCTTCGACATCGACGCTTTGAGACATGCTGCCTGCGCCTTTGACCGGATGGATTGTTCAGCGGCATCCGCTGCATGATAGATATTGCCCAATAGCTGATTGATTATCCGTTCGGAGTTGCTTCTATCTGTCGATTGCAAATCAAATGCAGACACAAGTTCATGATCTTTTGATTTTATTCTGGATGTGCATTTTCCTGTTATGATTTGAGCTGTGACGAGTGTTTCAACCTCTTTGGCAGAATCATCCTTTAGTCCCTGCAATATTGCATGGATCCTGGCAAGCGCAGCTTCGACATGATAAGTCACCAAATCGGCATTCTTTAACCTTGCCAACTCTTTAATAATTCTCTTTTCTGCCACTTCGAAAAGATGAATAAGGTGCGCATGAGACAGATCTGCACTCGCTTTTAAAAGTACCATAGACGCACGGATGGCATCGGATGAACCTTCACTCATTACCGTCTGTGCAGCAATAATCATCTTTTGGGGTGTAACTTCCATAATTGCTCAAATTTGCGTTTTATTGCTCTTTTACGGTTTCGGGTGTGTTTGGCTGCGTTTCCTGTAAATCGTTTTCAGGTGTTAAATTTTCGGGTGTTTCTGGTGTGTTTTCTTCTTCACCTTCAACTCCCTGGAATATTCCGCCATAAGGATCGGCCTGCGGAGAGATGTCTTTAAGATACTTTCCTTTGACGGCGTTAATATCATCATCGGTAATGGATGACGTGACATCCATGTCGTTTTGGGCATTCCTAACGCCTGTTAAGACTGTATCAGCCGGGATAATGCCTGCCTGGAATAGTCGTTCGAGATATTGTGATTGTTTATCAATCAGGTCTGATTTCTCGACAGGTGACATTTCATCCAATGGCGGCAATATGAATTCTAATCCGGCAGGGATACCGCCCAATGCAGACATCGCAACAACGGGTGCAAGTTTCTCTAATACAGGGTAAATGTGTGTGCTTCGTTGCTGATCCAATGTACCACGGTAGATCTTTTCATCTGATTCACCTGTTGCATTCATTCCGGCGGGTGAACGTCCAAAAAGACGTGTGGCAGGTATTGCCGTTGCACCGGAAACATCGAGCATTGCACCGTCTAACACTTCCGGCAATCCACCAAATCCATATTGCAGCTGTTGGACACCGTCTCCCTTATTGATTAGTTTCACACCCAAATTTGATTCAAGAACGCTCATTGCTTGAATCATCGAATACATTCGTCTTTGAGCCTGTGCGGATGCACTTGCGAATATTTGGTCTAGTCCTTCGATTTCGTAGACAGATAAACACGCCTTGAAAGTCAGGTTTGCAATATTGTGAGTTACATTATCACGTCTAACTAAATCATCATACATAGCCTCAATCGCAGACGTTCCCCAATATTGTTCAGCGATTGATTCATAATAGGGCATGTCCGTCCCGATGAATCGAAGTATACGAGAATGATGAACGCGATACTGCATAACGCCGTCTTCGTCACGCACTTCATACCATCGAGGCAAACCGAAATCGGGCGATTTGCGGTTCGATACAAGTTCCAAAGATGGATAAATGCCACTCCATCTATCAACAACGAACAAACCACGGAATGAGCCCGGCAATATCTCGTTTATGTGCAATGGTTTGGCGAGGTCATCGTCTTGACCGTCAATCATGATAATAGCAGCCGAGCCGCCATAAAGCCTCGCCCATTTCAATGCATCGATAAGGGAACGACGAACCTTTGCCTTATTTATACAATCCTGCAATCTATCGAGTGAATCCTGGTCAAGACCGGGTGCGTCAATTGACAAATCGGTCATCGCGTCTTCTGGGATAATTGAACAAACCCTCTGCACAATCCATGACGAACGATAGAGGCTTGTCAGAAGCCCCCAATCCTGTGTTAAACGTGTCAGCGGGTATTCAGTAGTGTTGATTAGATTCTCCATACCGAATCCCGTCCTGGCACCTGGATTCGAGAATGCATCATTGTGGGCTGTCGCTGCAATCGCCTCGCCTACCACGTTCGATGTTTTCCCATCATCGTTTATCATCATGGATAACTTGTTCTCTTTCTTCTTCGGTTTACTCATTGTTCAACCCCATTTCGGCTATGTCGTAAGCGGTTAATGCTGTCATACAGTAATATCTTAATGCGTCCGGCGCATGGTCGTTCGTTTTGAGTGGTTTTTCTTCGCCTCGAAGCGATGCCTTATCATCCCACACATACAATTCTAATTCTGAGATCAATCCGGTACATGATTCATGAATTCTAATCTTATCCATCGCAAAAAGTGAGCTCACTCTACGAATACCAGGCAGAACGTCGTTTTTCCCGTTTATAACAAAATATCCACGCATCTTTAATGCTGTTATAAACGATGATGCGGATGGGTCAACAATAATCGGAATGTCGGATTGTTCCGGCTCGCCGATGAACGATACCATGTCTTCAACATATTGTTCATCGGTCTTTTGCTGCATCTCTTTCCGGCTGTCCCATCGCTTTTCCCGAAGTACATAAACTTTTCTGTCATCGCCTATCGCACATTCGAGAAATACGCATGGGTTGATTGTCCCATAGTCGCATGCAATGAATTGAGATGTGAATTTCTTTTCATTCTCCAATCGTGAATAAACCATCTCGCGTTTGAAAGAATCATAAATCACACCTTCGGCTGCACATCGTTTACCATAGATGTACATCATTTTGTAACGTCCGGAATATTGACTTTCCAGTTCTGCGCGTCGTTCTGGCGTCATTGCCGGGTTGTCTGCGAGTGTGTAGTGAAACCGAATATATCCCGGTGATTTCTCTGATTCCCACTTATCGAGAAATCGTTTGTAAATGTAATGGGAAGGCACAGCCGGGTTTAATGTCCAAAATATGCGTCTGTCTGTTGATACCGCTGTTCGTGATAATGCCTCGACAATGAACGATTCCGGGTGCGTTGCTACTTCATCCGCATACCATCCGCCCGCTGTCAAGCCTTTGATTCTCATGTATGCAGCATCATCGGACGCTCCGAAAAGATGAATCTTTTTCTCGCCGTTTGCCGAATCCATTAATAGCACCGTTGAACCGCTTCTATCTTTCGTCATACGAACAAATCCACGTGCCAGGTTTAAGAGCCCATATTCCCCGTCAATAACATTGCGGATTAATGATGCGTATGTTTTGCCGGACATGAAAAAGATATGTTCGTTTGAAAGCGCAACATAACGAAGCCATGCCACAATTGAGGCAACGGTTTTACCGGATCGGATCGCACCCTCCCACACAGTCATCCATCCGCATGTGTTTACACTCGCTTTTGACTTTTTCGTCATGATTACATTCATTCGTCATCCTCTCCGGTTTTGGCTTCGAGAATTGGCGGTGCTTTGTAATCCTCTGGATCTTCGTTAAAGTCGGTGGCATCGATAAACATGTTTGTGAGTTCGAATTTGTTGGGGCTTGCGTCTTGCCCTTCTATTCCTAACATGTGATTTAAACGTTCGACTGCTCCAATAATGGGGTTTGCAGTCGCCGAAGGCATGACGCGCATATATTTGTCAGAGTTCTTGTTTCTCTTTTTAATTTCAATTGCATCCTCTTTTGCTTCGTTTATAACGAATTTGAGAGCGTCGATTGAATCCTGAATTGACCAGAGGGTTTTTTCTCTTATTATTTCGGCAACTTCATCCTTAATCTTTGTTCGTTCTTCTTGGATTTTTCTTTCACACTCAGCTTTATATTTCTGGATATCCTGTCTCTTTAGCATTCGGCAAATGCACGCACTGATTGTTCGCTTTGTCTTTTTGGAGTCAGGATAAACGGTTGAATATGCTTCTGGGTAATCTTTCCCGGAAACAATCAATTCAATCAGATGTTTTTCATCTTTTTTTAACGCCATTGTTAGCACTCGTTAGCATTGATTAGCATTTTTCGGTGTATTTTTGGTTTAAGTTAGCACTATGTTAGCAACCTGTTAGCACATTGTTAGCACTTTTATTTGTTCTTATGTCAGAGATGTGATATATAATAACACATAAACCTTGTTATTCAAGGGTTTTGTTTATGAGGCTAGACAAGAGGTGTATGGGTATTCAAAACTATTTCCATGGAGGGCTAAAGGATATGTGGAGCATTTGCTTTCGTGAGTATGATTCGCAAGGAAATCTCATTGAGTTGGTAGGATGCAAATCAACCAAGATTAAGAGCAAATTCAGAATGATTAGATCATTCATGGCTGCGTGCAAGCCCGGAAACGTCCGTGAGGTTCAATTCTGTCGTAATGGCAAACAATATCCCTCGCTTGTAACAAATGGCATTGAGATGAAGTATGCTAAACCAATAACCGCGATGTTGCCTTTGTTTGACTATGCGAGACTGTTAAACATTGAGGTGTAAATATGAGCAATATGATTTTATTCCAAAAGCCTGAATTTGGCAGGGTTCGATGTTTTGTCATTGATGGCGAGCCATGGTTCGTGGCGAAGGATGTCTGCGAATGTCTTGAAATCGGGAATCCTACTCAGGCGGTGATGCGTCTTGACAGCGATGAAAAAAGCACCCTCTCTTTAAATGAGGGTGGGCCGGATAGAAACATCGTGAATGAGTGCGGCGTGTATAATCTGGTATTGGGAAGCCGTAAGCAGGAAGCCAAGGCGTTCAAAAGATGGATTGTCCATGAGGTTATCCCACAAATCCGGAAGACAGGGAATTATTCTGTAAACCAGGATATTAAGCCGATGTCAGATGGAGAATTGATTGCACGTGCTTTGATTGCTGCCAATAGCACAATTGAACGCATCGAAAAGGAACGTGAGGCGGAGAAAAAGGTTTTACAGCTTCAGATAGATCAAGCGGCACAGGAACGCGATGAAGCCATTAGAAAACGGAGTTATATTTCATCAACAAGAGAGGCAACAATCATGGGGCGTTTGGGGAATGAAACAAGACGTGTGGATCGTCTTGAAAAAGAGAATGGGGAACTGAAAAAAGAGAATGGGGAATTAAAAGAGCGTCTCGGATTCCAAAAGTGTGTGATTATCAGGGATATCCCGTGGGTATTTGAGATATTGTCAATGATGCCTGTCAGGGGGACAAAGAAGGTCAATGTGTTGAACCGTCTCGGCACAGCTCTATGTCATCTTTGCAATACGAAGGGAATCAAAACAGATAAAGTCAGGGATGATAAAGGCAACCAAGTCAGTGCGTATCCTGCTGATATTGTCGAACTTATGCACCAATATCTACTGTCGAATGATGAATCAAACTATTATTACCGGATGCTTTCGGATTACATGAAGTGATTTGAATTATGTCTAGACAACATCCAAATTTATATGAGTTCCGTGGGGAGTTGTTGACTGCAAGAGAAATACAGAAAAAATACAAGATCCCGGATCGTCTTGTGTGGAAAGGCCTGTTTGACCCTCGCAAACCCAGCCTCGAACAAATGATCTCATGGAGGCACTCGCACGGCATTTTCGACGAAACGAATTATAAATACTCAGACAGCTGCAATAGTCGCCAAAAAACATATCCCCGAAAACCGCGTCAAAAGAGAACATCTAAATTCACGTATGTTGAACCTGAACCGATACAATACAACCGTCCCGCGTTGCCGGAATATTTCATGGATGAGCGTCCGTCAATGCCTGAGAGGCCTCAACAGAGTCTTTATGTCGGCTGCCGCTTTGGATCTTATGATGTCATTTCAAGGTGCAAAAAGGCAATAGGCGGTAAGCCAAGGATCTCAGTACGATGCAATGAGTGTGGCCGATGTTTTTACGACCTGCCATTGAATCTGTTTGTTGAGCACACGGGATCCAAATGCCGCTGTGACATGCTCGGACGTCTCTGCTTTTCAATGAATTTGCCGAAAAGAATCCAGAAAGAGAGCCTGAGTGATCTGCCAAAAGATATTAGCTATTATCAGTCTTTCGTTGGTTATAAGATATGCTGTGTTAAAATAACCGGTGTCTCCCAGAAAGAAAGCAATGGTGTTGTCAGTTACATTTTCAGCGCCCAATGTCCGCATTGTAAACAATTAATGCAGATTACCGCAAGTGAAATTGTTTCAAACATGTTCCGGCATCGATGCAAGAACAAGAAACGGAAAATAGGGAATCGTATTAAAAATACGAGTTGCCACGCAAAAGGGCAGTATCAGTGTGCATACAAGCGGCAACAATGCAAGGTACACAAAGACCGTTCGGTTGAGATGTACGAAATAATAAAAGCGTCAACGAGTTTTTATACGTTAAATTATGGGACGGAACATTTCATGAACATGTGTCTGGATGGTGAATTTTTGGGCATGAAAGATAAAATAACAAACATGTTTGGAATAGTGTAATCATGCCAGGATATTCAGACAAATCCGGACAATGCAAAGGCAATGTCAAAGAAGGTGTGATTTATGTTTGGCTCAAAAACATCCCAAAAGAAGTGAATTTTTATTTCTTAACCGTGTAAAGCCGTTCGGTTTTCAGCATCGACTTTGTGGATGCCATCGTAACGAGCTTTTCCTTCTCTCCAACACATTCGAATCGTGGATCGTCGATATTGTATTCAGAGATTAGGATTTGATTTGTTTTAGCGACATCGACACACCAATTGCAGAATTCATCATGATTGAATTCAACATTGTAGTCACACCCTGAATCCTTGTACGGTGGATCACAATAGATAAATGCATCTTTGGGAATTTCTAATTCTCGATAGTCTTTGTTTTGTCTTTGCAGGCGTTCCAAGCGTTCCAGGCTTTGCAGGCGTTCCAGGCTTTGCAGGCTTTGCAGGCGTTCTAATGGCCTGCATTGTGTCACTGTCTTTGTTTTACATGAGGCATACAACGGATTATTCACAATAACAGGATGCTTCGCATTGCCACCTGAAATCCTCTTTAACTGCATGATTGCTGATTGTCCGAATACAATCCTTCGGTCATGGCGGTTCCTGCATAGCTGCACGCGATGTTTTACAAATTCGCATATTTCAGGACATAGTTCTGAGAGTTGTTCCCATTCGTCAAACACAATGGCATAATGGCATGCTTTTTTGTAGGGCTCAATTTCTCGTGAATATAAATATCCTTTTTCTTTATGGTTTCCAAAAGACCAACAACATGCAACGTATGGATCTTCGTCTTTGAGCCTGTCGAAATCCTCATGACTAATCCATCTGGATTCGTTGTGATATTTTCCGTTTACGGCATCGACAAAGAGCTGTGTAACGCCTGATATATCATTCACGATATACCGGTTTGCTTTTCGGTATTCCATGGCTGCATGTGTTATTGCACACCCACCGGCAAAGACATCAACAAAGCATTCACACTTTGGTATAAATCCCATTATCCATTCGGCGATTCTGGATTTAGAACCGCAATAAGGCAAACCATAATTCATTGCATAACCTCAAGTTTATTGATTGTATGACATGAATCATAAGCCGTTTCGCGGTGTATGTCAACGAATATGCACTTTTGATTCGGCAATTGCCCGTGTTTGTGACACACACGTTTAAAGGCGTCTAATTCGCGTTTTGAAGCAGATTCCTTTCAGACGGGTGTTTGTGTGCATGAGCCCTGTTTTGTGCATCAGGTGTGATTCTGGATTCAGTAGTTGGCATATCCAGTTTGGTCTGGTCTGTGAGGGATGATTCCAGGAGCCCGTTGTCTGTCTCAAACACCACACCCGTTTAAATGGCTCTAAATTGCGTTTTAATGCAT